AGTCTGCCTTTAAACTTCAAGGTATAGGTCCCATCTATTGTATTAATTTAGATGGACAACCAGAACGTTGGGAGTTCATGGAGTCTCAGTTTAAGTATTGGGAGATAGAGGATAAGGTAACACGTATCTCTGCATATGATGGTAGAGATGATGACCTAAGTGATATCCTTACAGGAACTTATCCTACTAATATGTCAGGTGGTGAGATAGGATGTACCACTTCACATCTAAAAGCGATTAAACATTGGATGGAAACGTCTGATAGTCCTTATGCAATCATGATGGAAGATGATTGTAGTTTAGAATTGATTAGGTTCTGGAATTGGACATGGAAAGAATGGTATTCACATCTACCTTATGACTGGGACGTAGTGCAGATTGCTATTATATGTACTGGTGATATACATGTGAAACTTCATAAGAGATTTGTAAATGATTTCTCTACAGCATGTTATCTAATCAATAGACACCATGCAGAGAAACTATTAAAATTCCATACACGTAAGAAGAAGTATAAGATTGATAATGGATGTAAGCCTCGTGCAGTTGCTGATGATTTAATCTATAATTCAGGTAATACTTATTCAATGCCACTCCTAGTTTATAGGACAGAGTTGGGTTCTAGTATCCATCCAGAACACATTGGTGCATTCCATGAAGGGAACTTTAATGCATTGAATAATTTCTGGCAACAGAATGGTGCAGGGATTGACCTTGCAGACTATATGAATTATGATCCTTACTTGGGTCGGATAACCGAAAACAGTCAGGCACAACAGCAACAACAGGAAGAAGTAACAATGGATCAGGAGTGACAACCGCATCTTTGGTTGTCACATATTGACACCGTTCTAAACATATGTTAACATAAATATTATTAACTGGCACAGTAACGTATGTGACAGTTTTAAAGTCAAAGGACCCGAAAGATCGTACTCCTGCGGCGCATGTAAACAGTATCCTCTGTCGGGGGTGCTATCATCCGCAGGATTTTTTCTTGCGAGACAAAAAGAAACTATTATGTCTATCAAATCAACAATCGCAGCAGTAGCTGCAAGTCCATTCCTCCTCGCTGGTGCCGCTTTTGCTGGTCCTTACGTAAACGTAGAGAGCAACTTAGGATATCCTGATGGAGAGTATGATAAGGCAACCACAGATCTAGCTGTTGGTTACGAAGGTTCTCTAAGTGAGAATGCTGACTTCTATGCACAAGTCGGACCTGCTTTCGTTCACACAGATAGCGATGACGAGACTGTAACAGAATTTGCTGGTAAAATCGGCGTTACTGTTGCTGCAACTGAGAATCTTGGTGTTTACGGCGAACTAGCTGGAATCACTGGTGAAGATTCTTCTGACGATGACATCGTTGATTGGTCTGCTAAGGTTGGAGCTAAGTTCACATTCTGATTCAGTCTGTGATATAATTAGAAGGGAGTCTTTACGGACTCCCTTTTTTATTGGGAAGGTATATGAAATTCGAAGATTACTACAAAGAGTTTTGTGAGGTCTTTGGGCATCCGTTATGGATGTTACCTATGTTTATGATTACTTTTTTTCTTATGGTAGAAGTAATGCACACCCACTATCATATGCAGGCTGATAAAGACGCTCATGGTTTTTGTGGTCAGCGGGAGTTTGTTAAAGAACTAAAAAGATTTTACGAGAACAACGCATATTAATTGTTAGGGAGTGAGTATAAATACTTGACGTAAACTTAACGTTTGCTATATAATTATGTTACGTTTCTTAATACAACGATGACTGTTACTACAGAAGATGGCGGAAGACAGAACATGTACGCCAAAGAGCCACAGATGGAAGTAATGGACCAAGACTACGCAACAGAAGCAGAACTTGCTAATGGACGTTGGGCAATGGTCGGATGGGTTGCTGCCATCGGAGCATACGTTACGACAGGACAAATCATACCTGGTATATTTTAATGACTACCTCTACATTAAAGAGACCCAATAGGAATCTCCTATGGGGTCTTGCTGACATTGGTATTACATGGGTTGCAGTAATGACTGGATTGGAATTCCATTACCAGTATCTTCATACTCCTGCAGTTCACATGTTCTTTCAGTCACAAGGAATATTTTTATTCTAACAGTTAACAAAACTAAATAATTACTCGTATCTTATCTTCATACCAAGACAAATGGGCGAATTAGTTTCAGCAACAGAAGCAGTAAATCCAATATGGGCAGTAGTCTTTCCTTTTTTCCCTGTAATTATATTACTAGGATTTTGGTTTGCTGCTGGTGGTGGATTTACTGATGACGATGATGATGATAATTTTGGTGGAGGTAAAGGTGTGCGAGTAATGGAACCCGTACCAGTACCCGTACCATCAGGAGCATAATGTATCAAATAGTATTTTTATCAACCGTAGCCGCATATCTTTTCACAAATGTTGGTCAATACGCTTTTCAATAGTCCTTATAGGGACTTGCTAGAATTTGGATTCTTTGTTAGCATAGGCATGACCGCTGGTTCTTTAGGATTAATTTAATGGAAAATAACATCACTTACGATCAGACTGATACTATAGTATGTGGTGAAGCACAGGCATATTTTAATAGTTTAGATGCAGAACTAACAGAGTCTCAGTTTAAGTTGAGACAAGACTCTTTGAGATTATTAATGGCAAATTTTAGTGAATCAAATCCTGCACAATCGATCTATGAATGTGCTCATGAGTGGTCAAGTAAACAATCAACAACATCAGGACTTGCCAATTATTATAAAGCATACTATACTGGCTCGCATGACAATACATAGAATTAGGTTATCTAAAATGCAAAAAGTTGTAAATGTACTTGCTGTTGCGTCTGCTGCTGTATCTCTTGCCGTTGTTGGCACTGTTGGTTACGTGTTTGTTAATAAGGACGCGATAATCCAAGGAGTTACAGACAAGGCAATGGAAAGTGTACTTGGTGGTGGACTAGGTGGACTAGGTGGCGGGGCTGCTGGTGATTTTGGTGGTGCTGTCCCTGCAGAACTTCCTACTGGTGCTAATGATCTTTCTCCTACAACTAATCCTGCTGCTGCACCACAAGCTTCTGCTGACGTGCCTTTCTAATAAATAGAAATGCCTTGGTTTTTTTCTAGAATGTCCGACGAAGTTAAAGAAACTGAAGAGAAGAAGGACGAAGATGGCAAGAAGAAAGGTTTTCTTAGTAAAGCAAAGGATGCCATAATACCAGATGCATCAGAGCAAGCCGCTATCATTAGTACAATGGTACGGCTCGGAGTTCTTGTGTGGTCCGGCGGAATTTTGACTTTAAATTATGTTACAGTGCCTGGAATTCCACAACAGAAAATTGATCCAACATTTATAGCTTCAGTTTTTACAGGGGTTCTGGCCAGCTTCGGAATTCAAACAGCATCTAAGAAAGGTGATGGGACAATGAAGATGGATGCTGCTGCTAAGGCGGCTGCTAATGGTGGTGCTGGTGGAACAGTTCAGACAATTAGAGTTGAACAACTTCCATTGAAGATTATCGCTGCTGATATTCCTGCAAGCATTGACCCAAAGAAAGATCTACCCAAAGAACCACAAGCGTGATATAATAAATAAGACGCCTAGTACAAACTACTATGTCTTATTCTATTACGCTTCGCTCACCTGACGGTACTGATACTGTAGTCGATTGCGATGCGGATCAATATATTCTTGAAGCTGCTGAAGAAGCAGGTTTAGATCTTCCATCTTCCTGTAAAGCAGGAGCATGTTCTTCATGTGCTGGGAAGGTTATAGAAGGAGAAGTTAACAATGAGGAACAATCATTCTTGGATGATGACCAATTAGAAGCAGGATATACACTTCTCTGTGTAGCAACACCTGAATCTGATTGTGTTATAGAAACTGATCAAGAGGAGAATTTATTTTAATGAAAAAGTATTTAAATCAGACAACAGTTAATGTTATTGCTATAGCAACTGCAGTAGCATGGGGTGTATGCCTTGTTGGTAATTTTGTTAACAAGGGACCAGATAAGGAAATGAAAAAACAATTGTTAATGAATAGACAATTGGATTATGATTTAGGTCGTATCAGAACATGTGGTGAATTAAAACGTTATGGTGTTTATGTTCATCCAGAGGCACCAATGAGTTACTTATGTGCTGATGTAATTTATGAGCCAGGAGAATAATGGGATTACCAGACAAAGCACAAGCAGCATTTGACAAGGTTGTAGCATGGGATAGAAACCTTGCTAAGAAATTTCAGGACAAGTTTAACTTGACTGACTATCAGATGCTTGCTATATCATTTGCAAAAGGATTTATTATTGGCGCAATATTATTATGATTGAATGGATAAAGAATTTCTTTAATGGTTTTAATCAAACTAACTTTGAGGAACCTGAGGTTTCTTTCATTGAAAAATTAGAACTTAAAGGGTTTCATTATAATGAAGAACAGAAATGGTATCAACGGACTTGGACTACTCCATTGCCTGTTGGTATTGCAAGTTGTTTAGAAGTGTATCGAGAAGACCCAGAAGGAGAATGGACTGCTATAATGTATGGTGGTGATGGTGGTATTTTCTATGAGCACAAAGTGTCCGGAACCCCTGATAAAGATACCTAATATTTGACATAAGTAAAATAAATATTAAGTGAAATTTATGCGAGCCCACGGCTAGTAATCGTGTCTCATTACACAGTCCAGTATCTAGACGAAACTAGACATCACCAAAGCATTTGTGAATACGCAGAGAATGCTTGGGAAGCAAAAGCACAAGCAACAAAAGACGTACCATATTTACATAGTCACCCAAATAGTATAGACTGTATACAGAATGAAGGGTCACTATTTTGTTCAACAGTATGACAACATTTATAAGAACCCTGTGGATTATGTTAATATCCGCAGCGGTTATTTTTATGCCAAGTATGGCTTATGCTGCGGAAATACAAATGGGTTCAGGTGGTAATTTAGTATTTGAACCTAATGAAATTAGTATTGCTGCAGGAGAAACAGTTACAATAGTTAATGGAGATCTACCACCACATAATTTTGTGGTAGCAGACCATCCAGAATTATCACATCCAGACCTCTCTTTCGTAGGGGGAGAGACTTTTGATGTGACCTTTGATAGTCCAGGAGATTATGAGTTCCAGTGTGAACCTCATGCTGGTGCTGGTATGAAAGGTGTTATTCACGTATCCTAATGAACGAAGTAGTACAAAGTGTTAACATCATGATTGGTTTACTGATGGGTGGTGTATCGTGGAGTATCTACTATATAATGAGATTGGCCTATCTTGAAATGAATGATGAGCAACAAGAACTTGAGAGAACTGAAGTATGATGCACACATTGCTGTGCTTAATACTAAAGTAGAATCTTTATTAGAAAAACAAAAAGAACTTACTCAACGTGTTCGTGCGAATGAGAAGGTAGTTGCTGCTATTGGTCTGCTTGGATCAATAGCACTTGCTTTTATTGGTGCTGGTTACTTTGCAGCACCAGCAGATGCAAGTGAATGGCCTACTGCAGGTGAGATGATTAATGATATAAGAGAGTGGGAAGCAGAGAAGACTAGAACCTCACCCGAAGATTCCATAAATAATGCACTAGCTGATTTGGAGTACGACGATGGGAGCGATGACACCCCCAAGCAGGAAGTCTTGTTACAACTTCCGAGTAGTATCGATAGACAAAGTATTGGACGGGGACACGATAGATGTCACCATCGATCTTGGATTCGATTTATACAAGAAAGAACGGGTAAGAATTGCGGGGGTTGATACTCCAGAGAAAAGAACTAGAGATCTCGAAGAGAAGGCACTTGGAATAGATGCTACCAACTGGATGAAGGAAAAGTTGGAAGCTACTATTGCAGGTGATGGGGATGAACTTACTATCCGCACTGAACTTGTGGGTGGTATGGGTAAGTATGGTAGACTACTTGGTTGGTGCTATATAAATGAGGAGACTGTTTCCCTTAACGAACAAATGATTGAAGAGGGATATGCTTGGGAATACGATGGTGGAACCAAGAAGAAAGACTTCGAAGAACTACGTGAAATTCGTAGAGCACATGGTACATTAGTAGAAACAACGGAGTAAAATCTTATGGAACAAGTTATTAAAGCAGCAGCAGGATCAGCAGGTCCAGCAGCACAAGTAATTGAAGTGCAAGAAGCAGTTCAAGAAGTAGTAAAACCTGAAGGTGGAGTACCTTGGGGTGGTATTGGTATTGGTGTATTAGTTGTTGCAGTCATTGCAATTGCAACTAAAGTTTTATCTGACTAGTGAGCAAACATAATTATGTAAATCCTTCTGAGAAACAGGACCTGTCTCACTTAGAGGCAGGACTTAGTGATGGTGAGATGTTAGATAAGAATGGATTCACTGTCAGAGAACCTATTAGTGATAGGGAATGTATCTACAAGTGTTTGCATAATTCTATTAATCTTGCAGGTCTTGATAAGAAACAAGTAGAGAGATTGTGTAAAGAGTTTGAGGTAGAAAGAACAGTAGAAGAATTACAAACTGAGTATCCTCCATTATGACTGGAACAATAATGCCTCCACTTAAAAAACCTCTGAAGGATCCTAATGCAAAGAGTCCTATTCAGAAGTTTTTTGGTGGTAAGATTCCTCACTATCTTGCAGTAGTAGCATTTGCATATACTATTGTGAATGGTGGGTTTTCTATGTTGGATTGGATTGGGTCGAGTGGAAGACAGAAAGCAGAAAAGAATAGGATAGATGAGTATGTTGAATTAAAGGTCGAAGAAGAACTTAAGAAGAGATTTCCTGATACTACAGGACTTGTTCTGCCCAAATATATGAAGAAGAAGAATGGGTCAACCAATCCCTAATATTCCAGTTATTCAAATAAGGAATACTGACGCTCCTTATATTCCTTATTGGACTATAAGACAACCATATGTTCCTAATTTTTATCCCGTAACTAATCATATGGGATTTCCAATTATTGATATGCCTGGTTGTGTAAAGATGCACAAGGATAATAAGAGGCATGTCAATGGGGTTCCTATTGATAAGAGTTTGATAGAGAATGATTCTGGTCAGGCAATGACTTTGTGTCCTGATGGATCATACCCATCTTATGATGCGATGAATTATGAACCAGAGCAATTGATAATGACTTATGAACAGAAAGCACCACCTATTGCACCACCACCAGACCCACCAGAGAGTCCAGAGACACCAGATACAAAAGATACAGCACCCAAAGATCCTGATTGTCCTGGCCCTAATGCTCCAAGGATAGGAGATGTAGCACAGAATCAGACAGAGAAAGTATCAGGACATGAGTTGCAGAAAGATCCTCTTAATCCTGGTAAGAAAATATGTGTAGTTCTTTATGAAGATATAACAGTAGTAGAACAGTTTTTACCTACTCCTCAGATTGCTTCGACGACGGCTGTGATTGCGACGGTGGCCACTGGATCGGCCCTCCTAGCAAAGCCGCTGGCTGATTTGCTTCTGAAGGTTTTTCGTCCCGCGATAAAAAAGGCAATCGGAACCGTCCAAAAAATCCTGGGGAAGACTCCTGATGCTGATCGTCGGTCTGTTCGGGAACGGATGATTGAGCAGAGGGAACGGACGAAGGCGATACGGATTTTGAAGGGGATGAAACCTCGCGATTAGGTGGTTGATATTGATAGACTCCACTTATTGAATGTGAGTGTTGTGCGACAACCCCAGGTGGGTTTGTTAATATTACGTCAGCACATACAGCAGCAAAAGGTGACTGAGGATGGAACATTATTCCTGCCTTCATCAATTCACCACAATTTTTAAGACGTGCTATTTCAAAGTCTAATCTCTTATTAGCAGTCAGTTGTTTTTGTAATCCTATTTGAGTTGCAGCAGCAGTTTTACATAGGTTTTGTAAGTTTTTATCTAATGGTCTTGACCAAGTAGCAGAGAGACCTAGTGATACACTATAACTATCTTTCTGTCCTGTTCTTGTAGGCATATAATATAAAATTTCTCCTGGGTTATCTATCTGACCATCATCATCAGCATCGTGAACGTTGTATACGGGGTCGTCATATTCAGATTCAAATGGTCTTTTAATATTAGCGTTTCCTGAAACATATGGTGTCACGTTCATAGTGGGACCTTGACATTGGATACCACCACCATAGGTGTTAGTTATATACGGACCTTGGAGAACCTGTATGGCTTGATTGGTTACTGAGCCTGAAGAGTTAGCAATAGGATTAGCAGTCGCACTAACTCCTCCCACATCTGCTGCACCCACTGGGGATGCTACGAATAATGCGGCTACTGCGTAAAGGTACTTGTGGTATCTGTGACGCTTTGGATAGTGGTAGTTCTCTGAATTATTGTGTGGTTGGATAGGCCTGGTCCTTGATAACTCTCTGTAAATTGAAAGGCTGCTCCTGGAGTTTGCATTGAATAATTTGGTCTTTGATTTAGATTCAATCCCGTCCATTGCGAAGTCACCCCGTCTAATGTTACATTTGTATTTGTGGTAGAACCTGAACCTGTTGGGGTTAGGTTTCCACTTGCTTCTACGTTCGTCCCTGTTACTACATACTGCCAGCCAGTATTATAGTCCATCGAATTTATGGTCTCCGTGACCGTGCTAGTCGTAGTCGTGTTGCTCGTCATTGAGCCCTGAGTGAAGTTTGGCACAACAGGGACAGCACCCACAGTCTGAGGTGTGAGTGCAATTATCGCAGCTGCAGCAAGAACATGTATCCTTTTCATTTGTCATGACTAGTCAAGGATGATCTCAGTCACAAATTGGCCTGTAGCCGAAGTTCCAGCACCACCTGCTGTTAGAGTT